ATGTCGGAGCCGGAGGAGCGCTCGACCTTGACGAGGCCCGAGCTGAAATCGGGCGCCGCCTGGCTTGCCTCCGCAGCGCCGGAGGAGGTGGATGAGTTTTTGGGTGGCCTGAGCCGGAATGCGCTTCTGGCGCTGCCCTGGGTGTTCGAGTTCTGGGCGTTGCCGCATCAGTTGCCGCCACGGGGGGCCTGGAAGACCTGGGTCATCATGGGCGGGCGCGGCGCGGGCAAGACGCGGGCGGGCGCGGAATGGGTGCGGGCGCAGGTCGAGGGTGCGGGGCCTGCAGACCCCGGGAAATGTCGGCGGGTTGCGCTGGTGGGCGAGACGATCGACCAGGTGCGCGACGTGATGGTGCTGGGGGAGAGCGGGATTGTCGCTTGCTCTCCGCCCGACCGGAAGCCGGAGTGGCTGGCATCGAAGAACCAGCTTCTGTGGCCGAACGGGGCGGTGGCGCAGGTGTTCTCGGCGCATGAGCCCGAGGCGATGCGGGGGCCGCAGTTCGATGCGGCCTGGGCGGACGAGCTGGGCAAGTTGAAGAAGGGGGCGGAGGCCTGGGATCAGTTGCAGTTCGCGCTGCGGCTGGGGCGGAACCCGCAGCAGGTGGTGACGACGACGCCGCGCAATGTGGCGGTGCTGAAGGCGATCCTGAAGAACCCCTCGACCGTCATCACCCATGCGCCGACCGAGGCGAACCGGGCCTATCTGGCAGAAAGTTTCCTGGCGGAAGTGCAGGCGCGCTATGGCGGGACGAAGTTCGGCCGGCAGGAGCTGGAGGGCGTGCTGATCGAGGAGGCGGACGGGGCGCTGTGGACGCACCAGATGCTGGAGGCGGCGCGGGTGGACGAGGTGCCGGCGTTCAACCGGGTTGTGGTGGCGGTGGACCCTCCGGTCACGTCGATGAAGTCGAGCGACGAGTGCGGGATCATCGTGGTCGGCGCCGATACGCGGGGCGAACCGAAGGACTGGCGGGCGGTGGTGCTGGAGGATGCCTCGGTCAAGGGGGCGACGCCGGAGGGCTGGGCGCGGGCGGCGCTGGCGGCGATGGAGCGGCACGGGGCGGACCGGCTGGTGGCCGAGGTGAACCAGGGCGGCGATCTGGTGGAGCAGATGGTGCGGATGATCGACCCGCTGGTGCCGTTCCGGGCGGTCCATGCGACGCGGGCGAAATGGCTGCGGGCCGAGCCGGTGGCCGCGCTTTATGAGCAGGGGCGCGTCAAGCATGTGCGGGGGCTGGGCGCGCTGGAAGAGCAGATGGGCATGATCACGGCGGTGGGCTGGCAGGGGGCGGGGTCTCCGGACCGGCTGGATGCGCTGGTCTGGGCGTTGACCGACCTGATGATCACCCCGTTGCAGGCCGGGCGTCCGAGCGTTCGGTCGCTTTAGCGGATCCAGAGGAATTGCGGGTCATATGGCCGGGCGCATCAGGCGGCCCGGACGGTCGGGCACGGCCCGGGGCATGAAGGAGTGCGAGGATGGTCTTCGATTTTCTGCGGAAGGCGCCGGTGGCGGTTCCGGAACGCAAGGCTTCGGCCGTGGGTCGGGTGATCGCCTGGGGAAGCGCGGGCCGCGTGGCCTGGAGCCCTCGGGACACGGTCAGCCTGACGCGGACGGGGTTTCAGGGCAATCCGGTGGGGTTCCGCGTCGTGCGGCTGATCGCCGAGGCGGCGGCGGCGCTGCCTCTGGTGTGCCAGACACATGAGCAAAGGTTCGAAAGCCATCCGGTGCTGGACCTGATCTCGCGTCCCAATGGCGCGCAGGGGCGGGCGGAGTTTCTGGAGGCGGTCTATGGCTATCTGCTGTTGTCCGGGAACGCCTATGTCGAGGCGGTGCCGGGCGTCGGCGCGATGCCGGGCGAGCTGCATGTGCTGCGGTCGGACCGGATGAACCTGGTCCCCGGCGCGGATGGCTGGCCGGTGGCCTATGACTACACCGTCAGCGGGCGGACGCATCGCTATGACGTGACGGGCGAGATGAGCCCGATCTGTCACCTCAAGACCTTCCATCCGCAGGACGACCATTACGGCTTTTCGCCGATGCAGGCGGCGGCGGTGGCGGTGGATGTGCACAACAGCGCTTCCAGCTGGTCGAAGGCGTTGCTGGACAACGCCGCGCGGCCTTCGGGGGCGATCGTCTACAAGGGGGCGGACGGGGCGGCGAGCCTGTCGTCCGACCAGTACGAGCGGCTGGTGGCCGAGATGGAGGCGCATCATCAGGGCGCGCGCAACGCTGGCCGTCCGATGCTGCTGGAGGGGGGCCTCGACTGGAAGCCGATGGGGTTCAGCCCATCCGACATGGAGTTCCAGAAGACCAAGGAAGCCGCCGCGCGGGAGATCGCGATTGCCTTCGGCGTGCCGCCGATGCTGCTGGGCATCCCGGGCGACGCGACCTATGCCAATTATCAGGAGGCCAACCGCGCCTTCTTCCGGCTGACCGTGTTGCCGCTGGCGACCAAGGTCCTGGCGGACCTGGCGCATTGGCTGTCACGGTTCGCCGGCGAGGAGGTGGACCTGAAACCCGATCTGGATCAGGTCCCCGCGCTGGCCTCGGAGCGCGACCAGCAATGGGCGCGGGTGGCGGCGGCCGATTTTCTGACGGTGGCGGAAAAGCGGATGCTGCTGGGTCTGCCGAAGCTGACGGAGGCGGAATGACCGCGCGACGGAGCGAGGGCGGATCGCGCTTTGTCTACGACAGTTTCGATGCGGCCGCGGCGCGGATCGAGGCGAACGAGCGCGTGGCGAACGAACGCTGGGCGGCGCTGGAGTATCGGCTGGGGCTGATCGAGGCCACGCTGGAGCGGCTGGAGAAACGGATCTGGGTCGGCGTCTACGGTGTGGCGGCGTTCATGTTGGCGCAGATGGCCGAGACGGTCATCAGGGCAGGGATGAGGTGAGGCGATGAGCGAATACGGAGCGCCGGAGCGGAAGTTCCAGCAGAGTGACGCGGGCCTGGTGGTGACGGAGGGCCATTTGGTGGAGGGCTATGCGTCCCTTTTCGGTAAGACCGACCAGGGTGGCGACATCGTGCAGAAGGGCGCCTATGCCGCGAGCCTGAAGCGGCTGGCGGCGCGGGGCGGGCGGGTCAAGATGCTGTGGCAGCACGATCCGGGCCAGCCCATCGGCGTCTGGGACGAAGTGCGCGAGGATGCCACCGGCCTCTGGGTCAAGGGGCGCATCCTGACCGAGGTGGAGCGGGGCCGCGAGGTGGCGGCCCTGGTTCAGGCCGGGGCGATCGACGGGCTCTCCATCGGCTATCGCACGGTCAAGGCGGAACGCGACCGCAAGGGCAGGCGCCTGTTGTCGGAGTTGGAGCTTTGGGAAGTGTCGCTGGTGACCTTCCCGATGCTTCCCGAGGCGCGGGTCGCGGCCAAGGCAGATGACCTGGACGACGGTTGGCGCCATATCGCGACGGTCTTCGAAGCCGCGCGCCGCAGTCTGGCCGGGCAATAGCGCGGGCCGTCCCAACTGACAGAAGAAGGATGAAGAGATGACCGAGACGAAGGCTCGGGCCGGGGAAGGCTTGCCCCAGGCCCAGACGGCAGCCGCCGAGGCGAAGGCGGCCATGACCGGGTTCCTGACAGAGTTCAACCGCTTTCAGGACGAAGTGAAATCCAAGCTGAAACATCAGGAAGAGCGACTGACCATGCTGAACGCAAAGACGATGTCCTATGGCCGCCCGGCGCTTTCGGCCCGCGCGGAAACCGAGGCCCCGCATCAGAAGGCGTTCAACGCCTATCTGCGCACGGGCGACGATGACGGCCTGCGCGGCCTGGCGCTGGAAGGCAAGGCGATGAGCACCACGATTGCCGCCGACGGTGGCTATCTGGTCGATCCGCAGACCGCCGACCGCATCCGGTCGATGCTGTTCGCGACTTCGAGCCTGCGCTCGGTGGCCAATGTCGTGCAGGTGGAGGCCAGCTCGTTCGACGTGATCGTCGACCGGTCGGAAGTGGGCTCGGGCTGGGCCACCGAAACGGCGGCCACCACCGAGACCGCGACGCCGATCATCGAGCGCATCTCGATCAAGCTGCACGAACTGGCGGCGATGCCGAAAGCGAGCCAGCGGCTGCTGGACGACAGCGCCTTCGACGTCGAAGGCTGGCTGGCCGAGAAGATCGCGACCCGCTTCATCCGGGCGGAGGCCGCGGCCTTCATCAGCGGCGACGGAGTGGACAAGCCGCGCGGCATCCTGGACCCGACCAAGGTGGCCAATGCGTCCTGGACCTGGGGCAACATCGGCTATGTGCCCACGGGTGCCGCATCGGACTTTGCCACCACCAATCCGGCCGACTGCATCGTCAACCTAGTCTATGCGCTGGGCGCGGATTATCGCGCGAACGGAACCTTCGTGATGAATTCGAAGACCGTGGGTGCAGTGCGCAAGATGAAGGACGGCGACGGCCGGTTCCTGTGGTCGGATGGCCTGGCGGCGGGCGAGCCCTCGCGGCTGATGGGCTATCCGGTGCTGGTCTGCGAGGACATGCCCGACGTGGGCGCGAACGCCTTCCCCATCGCCTTCGGCGATTTCCGCGCCGCCTATACCGTGGCAGAGCGGCCTGACCTGCGGATCCTGCGCGACCCGTTCTCGGCCAAGCCGAATGTCCTGTTCTATGCCAACAAGCGCGTGGGCGGCGACATCACCGATTATGCGGCGATCAAGCTGCTGCGCGTCGCGGTGTCCTGATGACATCGGCCCGGTCCCCGTCCTGGGGCCGGGCCGCACCTGCCCAAATGCAATGTCCCGGCCGCTGGCGGAGATAAGAACATGATGTTGACCGAAGAGACCCCGGTGCCCTCGGGCGCACTGCCGGTGGAAGAGTTGAAGGACCATCTGCGGATGGGATCGGGCTTTGCCGATGACGGGATGCAGGACGGGCTGATCGAGACCTACCTTCGCGCGGCCCTGGCGGCGATCGAAGGTCGGATCGGGAAGATGCTGTTCCAGCGCCGGTTCCTGTGGGTGCTGGAGTGCTGGCGAGACGAGGAACAGGCGCTGCCGGTCGCGCCTGTCAGCGCGATCGTCAGCGTCACGCTGGTCGATGCGGCAGGCGGTGAGGTCCTGGTGCCTGCCACGGCATACCGGCTTGTCCCGGACCTGCACCGGCCTCGTCTGGCGGGGAAGGGCACAAGCCTGCCGACGATCCCGAGCGAGGGGTTGGCGAAAATCGTTTTCGACGCCGGATTCGGCGCGGCCTGGACGGATATCCCGGTCGACCTGCGGCAGGCGGTGCTGCTTCTGGCCGGAGAATTCTACGAGCATCGTCATGACGATGGCGCGCAGGCCGCAGGGCTGCCCTTCGGCGTCGTGACGCTGATCGAGCGCTGGCGGACGGTGCGCATCCTCGGCGGGGGCAGGAAATGAACGCGCCGCACCTGAATCGCGCCCTGGTGCTGGAAGGGGTGGTGCGCAGCCCGGACGGCGCCGGGGGCTTCACGACGACCTGGACGGCGCTGGGCAGGCTGTGGGCCGAAGTGCTGCCGGGATCGGGCAGCGACACGCAGGGCGAGGAGCGGATGCTGTCGGCGGTGCCCTACCGGATCACCGTGCGCGCCGCGCCCGTCGGGTCGGACTCGCGGCCCCGGGCCGGACAGCGGTTCCGCGAGGGGACACGGTTGTTCCTGATCCAGGCCGTGACCGAGCGCGACCCGTTCGGTCGTTATCTGACCTGTTTCTCGCGCGAGGAGGTGCCGAAATGAGCTATGGTGCAGCCCCCGCCCTGCAAACGGCGGTCTATCAGCTGTTGTCGGCGGCGCCGGCCCTGGCCGGGGTGGCCATCTTTGACGCCGTGCCTCCGAACGTCACGGGAACCTTTGTGCTGATCGGCCCCGAGGAGACGCGCGACCAGTCCGACAAGTCGGGCGCCGGAGCGGAACATCAGCTGGTCATCAGCGTGATTACGGATGCGACGGGATTCCTGTCGATCAAGACCATCGCTGCCGACATCTCGGACGCGTTGATCGGGGCGCCGCTGACCCTGAGCCGTGGGCAGCTGGTCAGTCTGTTCTTCCTGCGCGCAAGCGCCCGCCGGATCGAGGAGGGCGAGACGCGGCGGATCGATCTGACCTTCCGGGCGCGGGTCGCATTGTAACCCGCCAGCCCCCACCCCCAGACCCTCCCCTCCCGGGGGAGGGGAGGCGCGAGGCGCCACGCAACATTGCAGGACGGAGAGCGAACATGGCTGTGCAAAGCGGCAAGGATCTGCTGATCAAGATCGACCAGACGGGGGACGGCCAGTTCGTCACCATCGCCGGGCTTCGGGCGACGCGGATCAGCTTCAACGCGGAATCGGTGGATGTCACCAGCCTGGAAAGCCAGGGCGGCTGGCGGGAGCTGCTGGCCGGCGCCGGCGTGAAGTCGGCGGCCATCTCGGGCTCGGGCGTGTTCCGGGACGAGGCCACGGACGAGCGGGCGCGTCAGGTGTTCTTCAACGGCGAGATCCCGGATTTCCAGGTGGTGATCCCGGATTTCGGCGTGATCGAGGGGCCGTTCCAGATCACCTCGATCGAATATTCGGGCAGCCACAACGACGAGGCCAGCTACGAGATGGCGATGGCCTCGGCGGGCGCCCTTACCTTCACGGCGCTTTGAGATGGCAAATCCCTGGGCGGGCGAAGTGGCGATCGTCCTCGACGGTCAGCGCCATGTGGCAAAGCTGACGCTGGGGGCGCTGGCCGAGCTGGAAGAGGCGATGGAGACGGGATCCCTGCTCGACCTTGTGCAAAGGTTCGAGGAGCGGCGGTTTTCAACCCGCGATGTGCTGGCGCTGATCGTGGCCGGTCTGCGCGGCGGCGGCTGGCAGGGGACGGCGGCGGATCTTCTGCGCGTGGAGATCGGCGGCGGGCCGGTCGAGGCGGCGCGCGCCGCGGCCGAACTTCTGGCGCGGGCCTTTGCGCTGCCGGGCGAGACATGAGCCGGTCTGGTTCCGGTATCGACTGGCGGGGACTCATGCAGGCGGGCCTGCATGGGCGGGGGCTGGAGCCGTCGGTGTTCTGGCGGCTTACCCCGGTGGAACTGAAGATCATGCTGGGGCGGGAGGGTCTGGTCCCGCCCCTGACACGCGCGCGGCTGGCAGAACTGGCGGCAGCGTTCCCCGATGTGCGGAAGGATCAGGGCGATGGCGGAAATCGGAACGATGAAGGAGCAGCTTCAGGCGCTTGAGGCGCAGCTGGGCTCTTCGGTGTCGATGGTGGCGGCATTCGACGGCGAGCTTGCCCGGATGCGGGAGACGATGATCTTTACCGGGCGGGAAGTGAACACGCTGTCAAGCGGCATCAGCGGCGGGCTGCGGAAGGCGTTCGACGGGCTTGTGTTCGATGGCATGAAGCTGAACGACGCCTTGAAGACCGTGGCGAACACCATCGTGGACACGGTCTATTCCATCGCGATGAAGCCGGTGACCAACGCGTTGGGCGGGTTTCTCGCGCAGGGCGTCGCCGGCCTGATGGGGGGCGGCATGCCCTTCGCCAAGGGGGGCACGTTCAGCCAGGGCAAGGTGATGCCTTTTGCCAAGGGCGGCATCGTCGGTGCCCCCACGACATTCCCGATGCGAAGGGGAACCGGATTGATGGGCGAGGCGGGACCCGAGGCCATCATGCCTCTGGCGCGGGGGCCGGACGGCAGGCTGGGCGTGCAGGCGGCGGGCGGGCGGGCGGTGAGCGTCGTCATGAACATCACGACGCCCGACGTTCAGGGCTTTCAGCGCAGCCAGGCCCAGGTGGCCGCCCAGGTCAGCCGCGCCCTGGCGCGCGGACAACGTAACCGGTGAGGAAGAGACATGGCCTTTCACGAGATACGTTTCCCGGCGAACCTGAGCTTCGGCTCGGTCGGAGGGCCGGAACGCCGCACCGAGATCGTCACGCTGGCCAATGGCTTTGAAGAGCGGAACACGCCCTGGCAACATTCGCGCCGGCGCTATGACGCCGGGGTCGGTCTGAGGTCGCTGAATGATGTCGAGACCCTGATTTCGTTCTTCGAGGCGCGCGCCGGGCAGTTGCACGGGTTTCGCTGGAAGGATTGGTCCGACTACAAGTCCTGCGCTCCGCTTTCCACGCCGGCGCCGGACGACCAGCTTGTCGGCATCGGCGATGGTGTGACCAGGGTATTCCAGCTGAGAAAGACCTATGTGTCGGGCTTGCAGAACTATGTCCGGCCCATCCTGAAACCTGTCGCTGGAACGGTACTGGTCGCGATCGAGGGTGACCAGAAGATCGAGGGGCTGGAGTTTTCCGTCGATCCGGCGACAGGAGAGATCACGTTCACTCTGCCACCCGACCTTGGCACACGGATCACGGCCGGCTTCGAGTTCGATGTGCCGGTGCGCTTTGATACCGATGCGATCCAGACGTCGGTCGCCTCGTTCCAGGCGGGCGATGTGCCTACGGTTCCAGTGGTGGAGATCCGGATATGACGCGGGAAACCTTGCTGGCGCATCTGGCGAGCGGTTCGACGACGGTCTGTCGGGCCTGGACGGTCCGGCGGCGTGACGGGACTGTGCTGGGCTTCACCGACCATGACCGGGATGTCGTCATCGAGGGGGTGGTCTGCCGGGCCGATTCCGGACTGACGGCGCGAGTTCTGCATCAGACCACCGGCCTGTCCGTCGATAACACGGAAGCCTACGGGGCGCTGAGCTCTGCTTCGATCTCCGAGGCCGATCTGCTGGCCGGCCGTTTCGACGGGGCGGAAGTCCGGGCCTTTCTGGTCAACTGGGATGCCCCCGGCGACCATATCGAACAGTTCCGGGGCCACATTGGCGAGGTCAGCAGGTCCGGCGGCGCCTTCAAGGCCGAGCTGCGTGGGCTGAGCGAACGGCTGAACCGGCCATTCGGCATGGCCTACACGCCCGGCTGTTCGGCGGTTCTGGGTGACAGCCGCTGCCGGTTTGACCTGAACCAGCCGGGCTTCACGGCGGAAGCGACCGTGCACCAGGTCGATGACGGAGCCGGCTATGTCCTGGCGGGCGTCAGCGGGTTTGACGATCACTGGTTCGAGGGGGGCCGGTTGGAGATCCTGGCAGGAGCCGCGGCCGGGCTGTTCGGTGTCGTGAAGAACGACCGTCAGGAAAACGGTCTGCGGCGGATCGATCTTTGGCAGTCGATCGGCGCCGAGGTTATTGCAGGAGAGCGGGTCAGGCTGCGTGCGGGATGCGACAAGAGGCCGGCGACCTGTCGCGAAAAGTTCTCCAACTTCCTGAATTATCGCGGGTTTCCGCATATTCCCGGTGAGGACTGGCTGGCGTCCTATCCAGTCCCTGACCGCGAGTCCGGCAGCGTCCGGAGAGCGGGAGGAAGCGGCACATGACCGTTGCGGAGGCCGTTCTTGCCGAGGCCAGGCTCTGGCTTGGCACGCCTTACCAGCATCAGGCCAGCATTCGGGCGGTCGGGGCCGATTGTCTTGGCTTGCTGCGTGGAATCTGGCGGAAGGTTTACGGCGAGGAGCCGGAACCTGTTCCCGCCTATACCGAGGATTGGGCTGAGCCCGATCACAGGGAAGTGCTGCTCTTTGCCGCCCACAGGTGGCTTCAGGCAAAGCACTTGGCGGATGCGGCGGCGGGTGACGTTCTGCTGTTCCGGATGCGGGAGGGCAGCATCGCCAAGCATCTGGGCATCCAGTCGCATGTCGGGGCGCATCCGAGGTTCATCCATTCCTACACGGGCCATGGCGTCATCGAAAGCTCGCTTTCCATGCCCTGGCAGCGCCGTATCGCGGCGCGTTTCTGCTTTCCAGAAGGAGCCAAGTGA